CTTTGTGATTAGTATTTCAACTTTAGGTGGAGCGTATGCTGGATATCGTTACATAACCAGCCCACAGTTTGAAAAGATGATGATGGAAAAAGTTATGAGTAAAGTATCAGGAATGATGCCTAAAGCATTAGATAGTGCGATGCCAAGTACAACAGGTGTTTCTATACCATTTAAAAAATGAATTGCTGGCACTGTAATACAGAATTAATCTGGGGCGGAGATCATAGCGTTGAAGAGTTAAAACCTATTCTTGCAGAAGAGTATGCAATTGTGACGAACCTCTCTTGTCCTAAATGTGAATCTTATGTAGAGGTTTACTTTCCTAACTATGACAGAGATAAAGATACCGCAGATAACGCTTCCTAGTGTTGATATACCACAAACTCCTTTCTTTACACAACATAAATTAGAAGGTCAAATACCAGGCTGTAACTTATTTCATAGAGATTTACAGATTACACGAAATCCTTCTTTGTTAATAGCAGATCCTAATGGTACGTTTACTACCTGTCCAGAAGGTCAGATCCCATCATTCGATCCAATAAGATTTGATATGAATGAGTTGATTTATACAGAAAGCAATCCTGTTAAGAATGAAACAAAAGAACAGCAGACAAAAATAGTAGCACCTGTAAAAAAAGAAAAGAAAAAAGAGGAAGAACCTCCACCTTGTCCAGATTTATCGAGGGTGTTACCAATTGGAAGTTTTACATCAGATTTAAGAACAGCCCGTATTAAAGAGTATAAAAGGGCAGATAATGGATATGATTGCTTACCTATCATTGAAGAAATTACTTTTGTTAGATCGGTACTACCCTCTGCTAGTACTGCTCTTAATATTATTACTATTAGCTTGCTGGCTACGGCTGGCCCTGCTTTTTTATTACCAATAATAAAATCTGCAAGTAAGACTGTTTTCAAAAAAATTCTTGCTAAATTTGATAAGGGCAAGAAAAACAAGGCTGGTTGACTTGCCTATTCTTTTGTCTTTATTTCGTGAGTGTGCGGTAATACTTGATTTGGAACGCTAGTTAAAACGACATTCTTACAGGTAACAGCATCTTCTCCAACAAACTTAACACCTAGTTTTAGCTGCTCTGCACATATCTTAAGTCTTGCTAAATTAGCCTCAAGTTTTAACTTAGTTAATGCAAACTCTTGTCCTTTGATATTAGCTTCTGCTGCTCTTAGACACATATCATCAAACTTCTTACCTAAAGGTATCTGCAAGCTTATTGTTACTCCATAGTTATAGTTATATGTTGTCTGATCTAATCTCGGCTGTTCTGAAGTGTAAAGGATACGACCAGGATTAATAAGATTACCATCAGCATCTTCTGAAAGATCGTATATGTTGGTTCTAGTTGTTGTAGCTCTTGGTAAACTAAAATTTTGTCCTTTAGTAATAAAGGGGTTGATTCCAAGAGTAGGTAGTTGACATTGTATTCCATTTGAAAACCTGTGAGTCGGGAAACCTCCTGATATGGATTGATATCCGTTATTAATCACCGTGCCACTGGAACTTGCTGAGGGCGAGCTAACAGTATTTGCAAGGGTTTTAGGCGATAAACAAAGTAAAATTATTGCGAAAAGATACTTAAACTTGTAGTCTGACTTTCTGTGTTTATAGTTCTTTGGATCGTGCTTGTTGCATCCAAACCAGGGGCTAAAAAGTTTTCTGTAATTGAAAATGCTTTGGTTGGATCTGTTACCTCCCATTGTGGTTTTGTTGTTAGTTCTGGAGTTACCCATTTAAAGGACACTCCATTAACAGTTTGCGTATTTGTGTAAGTTGCGTCAGGTGAAATAACTGTACCTTCTGATGGTTGTACATTACTACCCTGCATTGAATATGAGTAGCCAGTTCTATAATTTTCTGTAACGATTGTCTCAACAATAACTGTTTTACTTGTACTGGTAGATTCAATTTGTCCTGTTGTAAACGCTGGAGTAATACTTCCAGCTTTTGCGTTAGGTATTGCAAGAAATAAAAGTACAAGCCACCTCATTAATCAATTTCTAATTTTATTGTATTGGACATCTGTGCTGTAACACCTGCACCTGTAGCAGATAGGTTAACTGTCATCGCACCTCCAGAATCCATTGTCATCGCTGTCGTACCAATATCTCCTCCGCTTACTGTTGTTGTATCTCCAAAGATAGGTAGGGTAGGAGTAACACCATTAGTAACTGTAGTACCAGCAGTAGGAATAGCATCACCCTGTATATAGCTCTCAGAAACAGACCATGCATCTCCCGCTGTAGTAACCGCATAAGTGGTTGTTGAATCTATAGTTGGGACTCCATTTGTTATTTGTGCATCTGTCAGGTCTAACGTACCAATAGCATTAGCAGTTTCATTGGCAGTTGGAGTTACATTAGTACCTGATGCAGAGAAAGTAGTACCTACACGATTAACAGTGGATTGAGCACCTAAAGTACTGACCGAAACTATATTTTGGATTGAATGAGAGATGTCGGCCAATACTGTGGTAGGACTTCCGACAATAAACAAAAATGGTAGAAGTTTTTTAATCATGTGTTACTGATACCTACTTTAGAATCTTTGTTGTCTACTATGTCTATCTTACCTTTTGGCTTTTTATTATCGTTGTTTTTCTTAATATTTAAACCATATTGCGCTGTCACGGCCGAAAGTAAACCGGCAGCGAAAGTTGTATCAATTTGTCTTGTGGGATTTGGATTAAAATATGACCATGAGATCACTCCTAAACTCCAAAAAAGAATAATCATCTGAACTATATTAGCAATCAGACTATGTCCTTCCTTTTCTTGTTCTTCCATGTAAGGCAAGTAGCCATGTGTGAGGAGAGTAGTGCAAAACTACAGGCTACTTATGGTAAATTTAGCAAACTTTGATATCTTTGGAAAGGATTTATATTCTTATGATTGTTACTGAAAAGATTAGCGCAGCAAAAAAAAGAATAGCAGAATTACAATTGCTTATAGATATTTGGACACAAAAAAAGACCCCTATAAAGAGGTCTTAGTTCTTGCGAGTATCTAGTGTGTCCATGTTTCCACTAGTTACATACAAGCACTCCTACACACGCAAATAGATTATCACAAAAAAAAGCCCCCTGCATTTAGGGGGCAATTATTTTACGAGCTAAATTTCTCGTAATCGAAGTCTGTATCTGATGTTTTACCAATCATTACTATTGGATTATAACCAACTTTTTGACTTATTTGCCAAACATTAGCGTCTGTGAAATACGAGTAATTATATTTATCAAGTAAAACCTGATAAACAGTTAACTCGTTTTCCTCTTTATAATCCAAAATTCCTTTTACAGAAACTTGAGTATCAAAAGAGTTTCTTCCGGAGTTGTGATCGGCAAGCCAAGCTACAGTAACTTCTTTGCCCTTATATGGTTTTAAATTAGTCGAAACTAATTTATTATTACCCTCAGTCTTACAGCAAAAAGGTGCTTCAAACTGAGTGATAGCAAGGCATGAGTTGCCTTGGTAAAAACCATTGAGATTCATAATTTTAAATTGTCAAGGTACATTAGGCCGCTGCTTCCAGCGGTTACCCTTATTATAAATCAACCTGATAAACAATAGGAATTTAGTGTGCCACTAATTTAACTGGCACACTATTTATAACTAAAGTTTTTTTTCTAAATTTGTACTAATATTTAAGTAATCGGGAAGCCTGATGATTCTTAGTTGTTTTCCAAGGGCTAAGAATATGAAAGCTATAGCACCCTTGATATGGGGTAAAGCAGGGCGGTTCACAAGGTTGGCTGACTCATCTCCCGATTACTTTTTATCACTATCATTATGCTTAAAATTATCAGACCAATCGTTTTTGCTTTTCTTCGTGGCAATGCAATAAAAAGGCTCGCAATAGATATACTGCGAGCTATGGTTAAAAAGACTGATAATACGGTTGATGATAGTCTAGTAGATATATTGGAACGTAACCTTTTTCCTAATAGCTAGGTACGCTTACAGTTCCAGTTACTACTTTCCCACTTTTACTTTTGTCTTCTTAGTTTTCTTTTTTTTTGATGAGCCATAGCCTCTTGTTTGTGTATCCATTTTTATGGTGTAATAGCTATTTCTATATTAAAATATAAAACCTTATAAATCTATAAATGCATCGACTAACTTTTGTAAAATGTCCAAAATGTAATGAATTAACAAGACAAAAAGTTATTAGATCACAAAGAAACTCTGAAAAAGTAATAATTAGAAGAAGATTATGTATGGTATGTGAACATAAATGGCATACTGTTCAATATCCAGAGGTAACTATTGAAGATAAAAAAGCAGGTTATGTACGATTAAACTAGACTTTCATAAATACTAAGTTATGTTAAAAGTAAAACATAATAAAATGTCTGTTCAAATGCCTTGGTCTGGATGGTTTAACAGTCAGGCTAAAAAAAGAAAAAAAATAGAACCTTGGATAATGGCAGATATGACTATGGAAGAAGAATTACATGTAGAGATGACCTTAAGAGCAGTTTTAAACTGCATTGATCCTGACGAAATACCTGATCTTATTTCTGGTTTTGCAAAAGAAAATTTTAGATTAGTAAAAATAATTAAACAAGCTGGTGAGTATATTGATAAAAATAATATTAGTTCTAAACCTTCTTTTCCCAAAAGTAAGCGCAGTCTTTAGCCCATATACCACCACTTGCTTTTCCTTCTGGCATACCTAATCCACACTCTGCCTTAATAACTAAGTGATGAATACAATCAATGCATAAAGGATGATCTCTACTCATACACCTAGCATCTGCATATAAATATTCTGCTTCAATTAATGCTGGCTCTAATTCACTTGCTTCTAAAGGTAAATTTAATTTTCCAGTTTTAGTTTTTATTTTTACACGCCAAACTTTTGGTTTTTCTTCGTATAAAACCATACGGCCAGCATGATATCTAAGAGATGGCATTAGTCACGCCAAGTTCTTCCATCAATAGTTTCCCAGTCATCTGGTGGCTCACTTATCCAATGTCGCTCACCATTTATAACTCTAAAAACATGATTTCCGCAACACACAATCTCTCCTTGCAATAATTCTTTCTTCTGTTCTTTCATTAATGTTTAGTCAATAATTTTAATAATACAATCACTCCATCGTTTTTTTGCATACTTTATGGCCTTATCCTTATTTTCTGCATAAGTTGATAATCTCATAGGCGCATTGCCAACTCCTTTAACTATAAGATTATACTTTTTTGTTTCTGCTTTTTTATTTGCTCTTGTAACACCTTCAGCATCTGGTACATGATTTTCTAAAAATTTCATGCTGTTCTTGCTAGATAATGGTTTATGTTCTTGTGACATGATGGTTTTAGAGTTGTTTGTCTGCTGTTAATCTCTCTTCTGAAGAAAAATCTTTTATTCTCATTTTTTCAACCTTTCTTATTTGATCATTATATTTTACAAGAATAATTCTTATATTCTCGTCCACTCTATTTTTAGTAGATTCGTTAACGATTAAAGTATTATCCTTATTTAAATGAAGTAAATGATCATAACCTTTAATCTCATGATCTAGTTTTTCTTGCAAAAAATTTATTCTATTTTCTTTAAGAATTTTTAGTTTTTTTTCTGACTTTTGACTTTCTCCCATTAGCTTTCCATTAATTCTGTAATAGTTAACATATGAGCTTTCTGCTCCATCGCTTCATATGTTTTAACACCTAATTTATTAATTAAAAGGTTTTTAAAAGTATCTTCATATTGTGTTTTATATGTTTTACTTTTTTCTTTTTGTAAATCAATAATTCGTATGAATTGATTACATATGTTTATTTTTTTATTTACTTTATGCAACCAAGTTTCATTTTCAGTTGATACTTGTTCTTTTTTTACTCTAGCTACCATAAATTTCATTTCTTCTATGGCAACTTTTAATTCATCTTTAAGTACAGTTTGTTCACTAGAATTCAAATCGTTGATCTTATCAACATGAATAACTCTACTTAAACTTATGCTTTTATAAAAAGCAGACATGGTGTAATTACAAGGGGTATACATTTTATTTTAGCTTAAATATTTAAAATGTTTATAAGGTGTAAGGGTTTATTTTAATTGATCAGTAATGTCTTTCCATTCGCACCAATCACTATGACAATTGATCATAATTTTTGAAAAATCTTTTTCGACATATTCAAAAGTCCTTTTTAGGTCAGGATCATAAAAGATCTGACCTATATAAGGATTTTTAGGAAAGACAACACCATACATATTTAGAACGGAATAAAATCTTCTGCGGAATCTTCTGCGGCTTTGATAGGTGTTGCATTGCCTGCATCAGCTTCTTCTATCTCTTTTAGAGTTTTATAATCTGGTTCTAAACTAATGCCTAAATACTGCAATCCATTCTTAGATGTATTTACATAACCAACTGCCTTAACAGTTACAATACCTTCTGGATGATAGTCATTGGCTTTTGGCTTTGCTTTTTGTAAGTATGTACAAAGCTTAATAATATCCATTTCACTTAATTGGATATTTCCGTTATATTGCGGATAATTTTTAGAAGGATCAT